TGACACAATATATCGCTTATTATCGTGTATCAACTCAGCGCCAAGGCCAAAGCGGCCTTGGCTTGGACGCTCAGCGCTTCGCAGTGCAGGGCTATGACATCATCGAAGAATTCACAGAAGTGGAGAGCGGCAAGAAGACAGACCGCCCACAGCTAGAAGCCGCATTGGCCATGGCAAAAGAAAAAGGCGCGACACTGTTGATTGCAAAGATTGACCGCTTGGCGCGTAACGTTCATTTCATCTCAGGTTTGCTTGATGCAAACGTCCCTATCAAGTGCGCCGATATGCCAGAAGCAGACCGCACGTTCCTACAGATGGCCGCAGTGTTTGCCGAGTGGGAAGGTCGCCGCATCTCTGAGCGCACCAAAGCCGCATTGGCACAAGCCAAAGCAAGAGGCATCACACTAGGCTCACCAGACCCAAGCAAGGGCGGTAAGGTTACAGGCAAGGCGCGTAAAGCCGCGACAGCCAAGGTAGCCCCAGAAGCCATGCCTATCATCAGAACATTGCGCAAGGCGGGTCAAAGCCTTCGCGCCATCGCATCGGCCTTGAACGAGGCAGGTATCCCATCCGCAATGGGTGGTCAGTGGTACGCATCAAGCGTGCGCAACTTAATTAACGCATAGGGAGTTAATATGACAAAGGTTGAATTGTTCTTTTCATTGATAGGTTATGCAGTGCTTAGCCTATCAGTGCTAGGTTGGGTCGACACCTTGTGGTTGTTCGGCGTCGAAGATAGCCAACGCTATACATGGTGGGGCGTCATTTATTGGTTGGGGAATTGATATGCAAATAATAACAAGACAAGAAGCTGTGCAACAAGGGTTGCCCCGATACTTTCTTGGGGTGCCATGCGGTAACGGCCACATATCTGAGAAGTTGGTGAAGCGCAATCGCTGTGTCGCTTGCAAAAACGAGGCAAACTTGCGGTATAAAGCAAAGAACCGTGAGGTGCTCAGCCAAAAAGAGAGAAAGCGGTATCACGAAAAAAAAGAAGAAATATGCGCATATTGGAGACACAAAAACGCTTTGAACCCAGAAAAAAACAGGGCAAGAACAAGAAAGTGGCGCGAAGAAAACAAGGACAGGTACAGAGACCAACAGCGCTACCACCAAGCAATTCGTAGCAGGTCAGTAAAACAGGCCAGTATGGGTCACCGATTTAGCAAAGAGATGAAAGCTATATCAGCAAAGTGCAGAGCGATAACTAAGCGCACGGGCGAAATGCACCACGTCGACCACATTGTGCCTATCAAGGGCAGAAATGTATGCGGTCTGCACGTCCCTTGGAACACGCAGATAATACCTGCTTATGAAAACCTAACCAAATTTAACAAATGGGAGACAATATAATGGTTGGTAAAATTACACCTGATAACATGGTAACAGCATCACGCATTGCACAATGCATGGGGCTGTCACCATACGCAACGCAGAACGAGTTGCTCAAAGAAATGGTACACCTTGATGAAGGTGGTCAGAAAGAAGAGTGGGAAGGTAACGAACTCACCTACTTTGGCAACCTTTGGGAACCACACATCATTGCCGAGGTTGCAAAGCGTCTCGACCTTACAGACGTCGAAGACGAAGTGACGACACCTCACTTTACAGTGTCGTGCAAACTCGCGGCGTCTCTCGATGGCATCGCAGTAGGCACACGCACCATCAATACAGACCACAGCAACGGCATCTTTGTTGTCGGTGGTGAGCCTATCGACCTTGCGGGTCAGCGCGTTGCGATTGAAATTAAGACGACGCAAGCCGCGCCAGAAGATACACCGCCACCTCACCGCGGCGTGTTGCAACTGCAAGCGCAGATGCTTTGCGCAAGCATTGATTTTGGTATCTTGGCTGTGCTCTACCGTGGTAGTGAGTTGCGCGTGTGGGTCTACCGCTCCGACTTGAAGGTGCAGAAAGAGATTGTTGACGCCGTCAATGACTTTGAACAGCGCCGCGCAAACATTGATTGGTATCCAGTGCTGACAAGTGAAGATGGTAATGTTGCCTTTTCTAATGTTGATGATGCCGCACCGCCGCTAGATGTTAGCGACGCTGATGTGCAAGAAGCGATTGAGATTTTGGTACAAGCAAAGCGCCTCAAGAAAGAAGTCGCCGAGCAAATTAACTTGGCCGAGACGGTCATCAAAGAATACATGGGCAACCATGAAGAAGCCAGAACCATCGTTGACGGCGTTGATGTAATCGTGAAATGGCCAATGCGCAAGACACGCGCACAGCCAGAAAAGGTTGTCCCTGCAAAGCCAGAGACAAAGACAAGACAGAACACTCTAACTATCAAAGAATTGGGGCAAGCATGAACATCACACCTACCCAGTATCGCGTTTTAAAGGTCATAGAAGACCACATAGAGCGTGAAGGCTACTCACCGTCACAGGCGCAGATAGCGGCCACCATGGGGCGCTCTAAGCAGAATGTGCAGAAACACATTCAGAAGATGGTCGACAGGGGCATCATCACAAGACTGCTTGGCACGCCCAACAGCATCACGGTGTTGCAGAGCACCAAGCAATTCAACTAGAAAGGGGCGCTTCGGCGCCCTTTACTTTTTCGCCTTCACACTGTCGATGACACCACCGCCAAAATAAAAGCCCAGTATCAAGAGCATACTAAAATCAATGCTAAATTGATCCATCACTGCTGTGATCGCCTCTGTGTCGCCATAGCCAGAGATGGTCATGCCTAGCACAAGAACGTAGCTTGCCAAAAACGTCAGCCCAAACATGAGAGCAAGGTATCTCTGCGCAATCTTGAACGGCGCATATGCGCTGAGCAAGTCGACCTGCGCCTTTGCCTTTACCGCAATCTCTTCTTCTGTGCTTGTGTGGATGTCGTCGATAAGGTCCAAGCCTTGCTTCACGACCTCACCTGATCCAAATATTTTTGCCAGTATTCCTAACATATTAATAACTCCATACGTTTGGGCGCGGCGGGCTCTCAAGCATATCGAGATGAATGAACCTTGCCGACCCCTTTTGTGATACCCCAATACCTGTGAAGCCTAGCTCGAAAGCAATCTGCAAAAGCTCGTATGCCTCGGCGCCAGAGCAAGCGATGTCTGCGGCGCAACCTGTGGTGTGCGCACCAGGCGAAGCCTTCTTAGCCTCAATGGGGTGTGTTGGGTGACGATAGCCACTGGTGATTGCCATCGGTTTATCGTAGATGCCGCGCATTGTTTGCAACGCATCCAAGAACTCTTCACGCATATCGCATTCACCAGTGTGAGAGCACGCGAATTCTTTTTCTGAGAAGTTAGGGTAGTTGTCCCAATTAATCATATTCTTTGCCTCGCTATCTCGACAGCCTTTTGCCAACTGTCCCACTCAACGTTCGGGTCCTCGAACCTCTTTGGGTTTATTCTTGTCGACACGGTACGCAGGGCAGCGGTCGCGGTAAAGATGACCCGCCTATGTTGTACGCCGACATGAGCTGTTATATCGTAATCGTTTGGCGTTGGCATTGTTTTATGTTTGCCACAGCCGTTGTTGAAGTAATAGCTGATAAGATGACTACCATGTTGCTTGGGTCTGATGTTCCCTGACTTAACCTGGATACGCAAGAACCCCACGTCATCCCATGCGACTAGGTCTACTTTATCTTGTTGTGCCATTCCGCATGAAAAGCCATTGCTCAACACTGCGGCGCAGGCTATGAATTCCCCAATCAAGCCTGTCTTTGTTGCCGTCGTCATTCCCTGTCTTTTCTCGCTAACTCTCTTTTTATGCCCTCGTTATGGAGCTCAAAGAGTACTATTATTTTTTTGGAATTCTCCTTAGTCGCTGCCCTGATTTCAACGACAAGAGCAATCACAGCGACCAGGGCAAGGACCAATGGCCATATGCGTACTAAGTCATCTATCATTTTGTCATCGCATCATCTTGCAACATCCACTGCAAGCGTTGGACTGTTGACTTTAATTCTTGGATGTCTTCAGTGTTTGCGTGAGAGT